TTCTTCAGTCAAATTTAAAGAATCGTAATGGTCGTGTTTACCCAAAAGAAGTTTTACAGAAAGAAGTAAAACGTTACACAACTGAGAACGTAGAAAAGAATCGTGCTTTTGGTGAGTTAGGACATCCTGATTCACCTACGATTAATCTTGATCGTGTTAGTCACATGATTAAAGAACTATATGAAGATGGCGACAACTTTATTGGTAAAGCGAAAATTATGGATACACCATATGGAAAGATTGTAAAAAATCTTTTAGATGAGGGTGCTACTATTGGTGTATCGTCAAGAGGTATGGGAACTTTGCGATCAGGTAAGGGTGGTGTCGCTGAAGTTTCAAATGATTTTGTCCTAGCTACTGCTGCAGACATTGTTGCAGATCCCTCTGCGCCAGATGCTTTCGTGGAAGGTGTTATGGAGTCTAAGGAGTGGACCTTTGTTGATGGTAAATTCGTGGAAAGGGACTTAGAAGAGATGAAGGAAACCATTAGGAAAACTAATTCTCTTCAGTTACAGGAAGCCAAAATTAAGGCTTTCCAGCATTTTCTACAAAAAATTAAATAATATAAATAGTATTATTGAGGGATCTCAATAGAAATTCACAGGAGATAAAAAGAATGTCTATCGAACAAAAAATCAGTGAACTATTGGAGGAGAGCAAAAAAATGAAAAATGATCTCCAAGAAGAAGTTCAAGAAGTTGAAGAGCAAGCCGAAACTGTTTCTGAGGATGCAGTTGAGGAAACTTCTTTAGAAGAAGCTGCTGGCGAAAAGATGAATAAGATTGACGCTGAGCACGACGAAGAAGAAGTTAATAAAGATAACGCTAAAGCTGCAGCTGCTACTAATACTGAAGCTGCTAAAGCAAGCGCATCTGCAGAAATGCCATCTACTAATCTTAAGAAGATGAAAGAAGATGTTGATGCGTTGTTGAATGGCGAAGAGCTTTCTGAGGAGTTCCGTGAGAAAGCTGAAACAATTTTTGAGGCTGCTGTTATTTCTCGTGTTAAAGCTGAAACCGCTAAGTTGGAAGAAGCATACGAAGGAAAATTGACAGAAGCTAAGAAAGAACTTGAAGAGGGTCTTGTTGAAAAGGTTGATGGATATCTCGGTCTTATGGTCGAGCAGTGGATGGAACAGAATGCACTTGCCCTTGAATCTGGTATGAAGTCTGAAATTCTTGAAGGATTTATTGGTGGATTGAAGTCTCTTTTCGAAGAGCACTACATTGATATCCCTGAAGAGAAGTTTGACGTATTGGGTGAAATGGAATCAAAGATCGAAGATCTAGAGTCCAAACTCAACGAGTCAGTTGAAGATAGTCTTTCAATAAAGAAAGAACTCGATGCTATGAAGCGTATTAATACTATCGACGAAATTTCTGAAGGTCTAACTGACACTGAAGTAGAAAAGTTCAAAGGTCTAGCCGAAGAGCTTTCTTACGAAGACGTTGACTCATTTACGAAAAAACTTCAGACAATCCGTGAAAGTTATTTTACAAATAAGGCAAAAACAGAAGTTAATTCTGTAGTCACTGATGAGCCAGTTGCTGAGACAAAAGTTCTCTCTGAGACAATGTCACGATATGCAAATGCTCTCGGAAACACATCTTTTAGATAAGAATAGAAAGAGGTAAAACGAATGGATCGTAAACAACTAATGGAGAAGTGGTCACCAGTTCTTAACCACGAATCTCTTCCAGAAATTAAAGATAACTACCGTAAAGAAGTTACGGCAGTTCTTCTTGAGAACCAAGAACGTGAAATGGGTAAGCAAGCTGATATGATCACCGAGGCATCAGGTGCTCCTACCAACAATGCAGCTGCATATCCTAACACAGGCGGTATGGCTAAATTTGACCCAGTATTGATTTCACTGGTTCGTCGTGCTATGCCACAACTTATCGCTTATGACGTTGCTGGCGTTCAGCCAATGACTCAGCCTACTGGCTTGATCTTCGCAATGAAGTCACGCTATGGCACAATGGGCGGTACAGAAGCTCTTTACAACGAAGCTGATTCTGATTTCTCAGGTGAAGGTGCTCATCAGGGTTCTAACCCAGTTAGCGGTACTTACACAACTGGTGAAGCTACATCTACGGGCGAGGGCGAGGCTCTTGGTTCAGGTGCTTCACTTGCTGGTGCTTTCAATCAGATGGCTTTCTCTATCGAGCGTACAAGCGTAACAGCTAAGACACGTGCTCTTAAAGCTGAATACTCGATCGAACTTGCTCAGGACATGAAGAGTGTTCATGGTCTTGACGCAGAAGCTGAACTCAGCAACATTCTTTCTGCTGAGATTCTTGCTGAGATCAACCGTGAAGTTATCCGTACAATCTACACAACTGCTAAAAACGGTGCAGTAGCTGGTACGACTACTTCAGGTACTTTCGATCTTGACACCGACTCAAACGGTCGTTGGTCAGTTGAGAAGTTCAAAGGTCTCTTGTTCCAAATCGAGCGTGAAGCTAATGTGATTGCTCAGCAAACACGTCGTGGTCGTGGTAACTTCATTATCACTTCTTCAGACGTTGCTTCTGCTCTAGCAATGGCTGGCGTACTTGACTACGCTCCTGCTCTCAGCACAAACTTGAACGTTGACGAGTCATCAACAACTTTTGCTGGTGTTCTTAACGGTAAGTACAAAGTTTATGTTGATCCATATTCAAGCAATGCTAACGATGCTAACCAATTCTTCTGTGTTGGTTACAAAGGTACATCTGCTTTTGATGCTGGTATTTTCTACTGCCCATACGTTCCTCTCCAGCAGGTTCGTGCAGTTGATCCTAACACCTTCCAGCCTAAGATTGGATTCAAGACTCGTTACGGTCTTGTTGCTAATCCTTTCGTTGAGCTTGATGGTTCTGGTGGACTAACAGCAGACGAGAACTACTACTACAGAATGGTTAAAGTTACAAACTTAATGTAATTTTAATCATATGGTTTTGTCAATAAAGTGAACTGATTTTTATTGATGAAGCCGACGTAGAAGCGGTACTTTGAGGAGGATCTTCGGATCCTCCTTTTTTATTTGCCTAAATATTAAAAACATTTATGGAGTAAACATGGCAGGAACTCTAGCTTGTCCCGTACCTTCTAATATAAATCCTCTTTCACCTAATGGATTTAGATTTAGTATTCAAAAGGCACCAACTGTAACATATTTTTGTCAGGAGGTTAATCTTCCTGGGATAACTATTGGTTCGCCAGAAATGAATACTCCATTTTCAGTACAACCTCTTCCTGGAGAAATGCTAACGTACGATACATTGAATGTTAGATTTCTAATTGATGAAAGTATGGCAAACTACATCCAAGTGCATAACTGGCTGATTGCCCTTGGATTCCCAGAAAACTACGATCAATACATATCATTTAATTCTGATGATGATAGGCAACTATTAAACGATCTAGCTAAAAACTATTCAGATGCATCTTTGGAAATACTTGGATCTAACAACGTTGCAGTTCAAACAGTTCAGTTTCATGATGTCTTTCCGCTCTCAATAACCACTTTACAGTTTCAAGCTACGAATAGTGATGTTCAGTATCTTGTAGGAGATGTAATTTTTAGATATGCAAGATATAAATTTTTATAAAAAATAAAATTTATAGTATAATATAATGGGAAATAAATTGGAGATATTATGAAACTTGAAGATATGCAAAAAATGTGGGAAGAAGATTCTAGGATTGACGACGATCACTTAGGTGAAGAATCTACAAAGACCCCAAACCTCCACGCCAAATACATTCAGTATTTAATAGATAACAAACTACGTTTATCTAAAGTTAAACACGAATATAATATACTTAGAAAAACTAAGTTTAGATATTATCGTGGCGAACTATCCAGACAAGAACTTGAAAGACTTGGCTGGGATCAGTGGCAAGGTGTTAAGCCATTAAAGAACGAGATGGACGAGTTCTTATCTGGCGACGATGACCTCAACAACTTAGATATCAAAGTAGAATATCTTAACTCTATTATATATTTCCTAGAGTCTGTTATGACGCAGATAAAATCTAGAGACTTTCAAATATCCAATGGTATTAAATGGAAACAGTTCCTAGTAGGAATGTAATGGATATAATAGAAGATTATAAAGAACAACATAAAGACCCTCAAAGATATTGGGGAGCTTCTTTCAATAGGCATGGTAAACTTTTACAACCAGAAATTAGAAAGCGTAAAATACAATCTATCTTAGATTTTGGTTCTGGCAAAGGTAAACAATACACCTCTAGAAATTTACACGAGTTATACCTATGGGGTATAATGCCTTCCTTATATGATCCTGCGGTAGAAGGTATAGATGTTGTTCCTTCTGGAACATTTGACGCAGTAATAAATACCGATGTATTAGAACATATCGAGGAAGAACAATTAGATAGTGTTTTAGAACTTATATATAAAAAAGCAAACAAGTTCGCATACCACGGAATAGCCA